GCCCCACTCCCGTACCTCAACCGGCACGAGGTTCTGATCATTCGCCGCGAAAATTGCATCAGCCGTCAGCTCTACCATTGAATCACTCCAGTACGATTTTGAACGTGCCTTTGTGGCGCCACACGTCATTCACTTTGGCGCCGATGTCAAGCGTCTGGCAGATAGCCTTGCATGACAAAGCGACCGTGATGATCGTCGCCGTTGCCGTGGCGACCCGTGCGGTTCCGCCAACGGCCAAGACAGCCTTGCGGCCCCACTGATTGGTACTGTTCAGCGCGGTTCCAAACGCCGTGATCTCAATGGACCCAGCGTCCATGGACCAGTACGCCGTGCCGGCAGTGCCGCCACGGCCTTGCGGCAGGCCGCCGCCCACGAGCCACTTGATCTCGGTGATGTCACCGAGAGCGGTTCCGCCCCAGCTGGCCGTGATTCCTGACGTGACAATAGCGGCCATGACGGACTCCCGTCAGGCTCAACGCGCAATCGTGATGACAGCCTGCCCGCGAATGGCGTCGTTGGTCGCCAGCGTGAGAGATGAGCTTGCCACGGTGTAGTAGGACGCGGTGGTTCCGCCCAGGAAGACCGTGTTGCCCGCAACGCTGATGCGATACGTGCCCGTCGCGGCGTCGCTGATGACCACCGCGCCGATGTAGTCGAACGTGAACTGACGCCCGCTGCCACCGTCCTCTGCCGCTGCGACAAGCGGACGCTGCATCGTTGCGGCCTGCTCGCCGGTCGTCTGGCCGAGGTGGGCGATGTCGATGGTCGAGTCACCACCGCCAGGGTTCGTGAACGCGATGGCGATGTTCGTGACGGTGTACTGGTTCGCGCCGAGGAACAACTTCGTTGCCGAACTAGCAACCGCAGTATCGTGGGGCGTAGCGAAATCAGGCACGGTGATCTCCTGTTATTCAGATTGCCAGAGGATGCTGTACGTTTGCGTAACCGAATACACGGGCGGTAGGTCGCCGCCAGCCAACTGCACAAACCCATCGGATTCGCTCTGCAGGCTCACGATCGACACGTGCATGTAATTTCCCACACCACCTGCGAAACCATTCAGAACCGCTCGCAAGCGGTCTGCTATCTGTCTTACTGCCGCATAGGACTCGGCATAGATGTCCACCGCCAGCGAAACCGAGGGCATTCCTAGCGGGCCTCCCAGCGTCATTTCGCGGGTCACGTTTGACCGTCGCCAGGTCGCGAAGGGCAGGGCAGCGGAGGCGGGAGCGATGACCGGGTAGATCCGGCCGCCCAACAGGGCCGCCACGTCGGGGTCGTTTTCCAGTTGGTCCATCACCAGCTGCTCAGGGATTTTCGTCATGGCGTGATGGTCCCCTGTGACGAGCGGCTGATGGTGCTGATTGCCTGCTCCAGCGTCAGGCGTAGTTCACGCTGGAGGATTTCCGCAATCGCCTGTTGGGACTCGCGGAACGCCGTCTCGACGGGAGGGCGACCACCAAGGCCGCCGGGCAGCATGGGCGGAATGACGATCGGGTTTTTAGACTTCCGAAAAAACGCCCGCGGGTACGCCGGGTCGGTCTGTACTCGCTGCCCGGCGCCGCCTGCCGGAACGCGAGCCGTCTGCTGCAGCTTGAATGGCCCCAGCCGATTGAACGACGACGCGATGTAGGCGTTCTGCCCGCTGACCATGTGCGGGCGAACTTCCACGGCAGGCTTGCCGGGAACCCGCCGTAGATGCCCACGGCGGCCGTAGGGCGTGTTCGACAACTTCGCCACGATTCGCGGCTGCGTGCCCTTTTCGAGCCACCACTGATGAAACGCCCGGTCCTTGCCACGCCTGACCGTGCCGCCGGCAGCACTTTCCGAACCCTGCCTGCCGGAACGCTGGTAGCCGATCAGGCCCACGGCGACGCCGTCCTTTGCGTAAGCGACCACCTTGGTCGATGCCGCTAGCCGGAGGTTTCCAGTAGGGCCGACAGGCGTCACCTCTTCAAGTTTTTCAAGACCCGGCTTGAGTGCCTTTCGCATGATGGCGGCAAGAATGGCTGCCTTGCTGCGGTCAGGGAATAACCGGCCGAGAGCCTCGATCGTGTCGCGAATGCCCTGCTGGTCAACGGAGAGCGTCACGCCGATGGTTGCCATCAGTCCACCCTCTCGGTGCAGAGCAGTTCGTGTTCGCTGCGGTTGGCGTGCTCCAAGCAGGACGCGATCTCGAGGATGCGGCCCCGCCACGAAACCCGCATGGTCGAGTTCATACCGTCGAGATACCGCATTCGCACGCGGTGCGTGATCTCCGTCTGCTGCTGGCCGCTCGTCAAGAACTCGCGGGCCGATATGCCGTCAACGCTGGCCCAGCGTTCAGCGAACGCGCCCCACGTCTGCGTAGTCTCGCCCAGAGCGTTCCGGCTTTCGGTCGCCTGCTGGACGATGATTCGCTCACGGAGTTTGCCAGGATCAATCGCCATACATCACCAAGGTCCAGGCCGACGTGCCCGCCGTGGTGGAGATCGAGAACGATGCCGTCTCGAACGCTTCCGACACGGCAACCTGGCCGGCACGAGAATAGAGCGTCCAATCGCCGGTCCCATCACATTTCACACGGCCCGCGGCGTCTGCAGAAAACGCCGCCCGGCTCACGCTGGAAAACGACACGGCAGACCCGGCAGAATCCTTGTACGTCGTTGGAGCGACCGCAACGCTGACCGCAGCTGTGCCGCACGTACCGGCCACGATGGCGATTTTTCCAAAGTCATATTCGGTCGCGTGCTGCAGCGTGACGGTCTTCACCGACCGAACGCCGGTGGCCGTGGTCGAGTCGGCAAACTGCACGTCGATGGCGAACTTGCCGAGTACGCTCACAGGTATGACCCCCACTTCGCAGAGTCTAGAAGCGATTTCACGCCGAACGGAATTTCCGTCATCGAAATCCCATCGGCCGCCATTCGTCGCTCATACCAGTAGCCAACGAGCCAGAGGATAGCGTTGCGAATCCGCTGCTCAACGTCCGTGCCGTCCTCGCCCTTGCCGCCCCACCACGTCACCGTGACGGCGTTGTAATCCATCAGGTGCGAGGGCCATGAGCCGTTGTAGAGCGTGCGGATGACGCCGGGCACGCTGTCGCGATCAACCCGGTACTGATTCGCCGCCAGCGTCGCCGTGGTCTGGTTCTCAAGCGTGTACGTCACCGTGACCGCCGTGTAGGCCGTATGCGTTGCCATCGGCGGCCGGGGCAGTTCGACTTCGTTCGTGGGGAACGAGTCTAGGGTCATCATGTACCGAGTGTGGACGAACGTCTCATCACAGTACGCCGCACACCACTCGCGGGCCGCCGTGATCAGCGATGCGATGTAGGCGTTGTCCGCGTCGGTATCGACGCGGCAGTGTGCCTTTGCATCGGCTAGGCTGACGGGCTCAACCTTCGGATGCGTCAGGGTCTTGATGCTTCGATACCGCACGTCGCGTAGTCCTTCGTGGTGTCACGTCGGCCCGTTCCGCGACGGGTTCGACCGCTGCCGTCTCAATCAGGTCCAGTTGTTGGTCACGCTCCGCGATGCCGTCACGAATCAGACGGACGGCGGTCGTGTCCTCGCAATCAACCAGCGTGCCGACGCTGTACGTTGAGTAGTTCTTCAACAGTCTTATTTTCACGATTCACCTACATTCCATGCAGTTGCGGGCTTGCCATTCTCGGTGTAGTCGCCAACGTACTGAAACACGGGCGACCGGAGATCCTTGCCGGGCCACACGCTCACCCACTCGCCATGCCCGATCGTCACGCGAGGCGTCACGTAGACGCGGTTGCCACCGCGGCGGAATTGCCTCCAGAACCAGATGTCAGCGTCCACCCGGCCGTCACCGAACTTCCCCTCTGCGTTCGGATGGTCTTGAAACCACGGTTTCGGCGTTCGCTTGAGGGCTTTCGTGCTGATGAGCGTGCAGCCGAAGTGGGCGGAATCCACCTCCTGCACGGGCTCTGCGAACCACGACATATCTAGTTCGGTCTTGCCGCCTGGAGGCGGATTGTCGAGCGTGCCGGGCAGCGTGAACATAGGACGACCGTCCTCGCGTTTCACCTGAATCGGCGCGATTGCGTCGCACTGGAATGCCATTGCAAGCGACACGATCGCCTCAACGTCCTTGCGACCCCAGAACGAATCCATGTCGGTGCAGAGGATGTATTCGGTCGAGTCCACGAACTGCTCGAGGCACCGCTGCAGGACCGGCCCCCACAACGCTCCTTGACCAAGCGTGGGGCGAATGCCGAGCGGCATGAGGGCTTGCGCCCAGCCGAACATGTTGGCAATCGGGCCGAACCGAGGGCCAGACATCACGCACTCAATCCGCACGTCTACGTCCGTACTGCCGACCTTGACGATCATGGTTTGCCTCAAAACGAGAATGGCGGGCGCGACGTTATGCCGCACCCGCCATTCAGTGTCTTCAGGCTGTCAAGTAGATCAGCCGCTGTACTTCGCGAGCACGCCCATCTCGGAGGTTGAGTCGGGGCTGACCTCGGCCTTGCCGAGCCGCGCCACGATGTTGGTCGCGAGCGAGCCAACCGCAGAGGCGTCAACCTTGACGTACCGCTGCTTGCCGCGGAGGTCGATGTCGAACCGGATGACCGACGCCTGGCTCGTAACCGCAACGCTGGCGGCCGGAGCCGACACGGTGTAGACGGAAGCCGTGGCCGCCGTCGTGTCGCCCTGGTAGAGGGCCAGCGAGTTCAGGACCGACGCTGCGGTGTGCGACGCCGTGGACGACTTCGCCACGACCACGTCAACCGATGCGTAGGCGAAACCGAGCGTGTCGATCGTGATGGTCGCCGTGCCGGCCGTGCCCGCCGCCGAGTCACCCACAACCGTCTTGGTGGCTTCGAGATGATTCACGTTCACTGTCTCCTAGAGGGTCAAAGGGTTTGATCAGCCGAACTTGAGACCGACGAGCGGACCGGCCTTCGCCGTGTCGCCCAGGTCGTGAGCGACCATCGCAACGCGAGCCGAGGCGAACGTCAGCAGCTGGTCAAACTCGATGAAACGGGAGGCATCCGTCTTGACGCTGATGTCACGCCGCACGCCGTAGGTCGCGGCCTGCGACAAATCGCCGAACAGGCAGGCGATCTGGCCCGTCGTGCCCGACAGCCGGCTTTCCAGCGGGTGGCACAGAACGACCGGGAAGCCCAGGAACTGGAGGCCAGCCCCGCCGGCCACGTCGGCCGCGTTGTTGCCCGCCGTGCTCACCATGAGGCGAAGCATTGAAGAGCCGTAGCCGGCCGGCGACACGTAGAACTTCGCGTTGCGACGGGCGTACAGCGGCAGGCGGGCCACCGTGTTCGTGAAGTCGGCAAGCGTCAGGGCATCGAACGTGGTCCGCGAAGTCGCGGTCACGATGCTGGCGGAGTGCGTGCCGTCGTTGATGGCGACCGCGACACCCGTGGTGCCGTGGTAGGTGCCACCGCTGCCGGTCCCGATGAAGCCGCTGTTGTCGAAGGCTTCGGCAAACGCCTGAGCAACCTCGACCGCCATCGCGTCCGCAAGGTCGATGACCGAGTCCTCGACCAGCGACATCGGAACGCGGTTGTCCACGCCCCAGAGCTTCGCGACCAGCTGCACGTTGTCGAAAGTGACGTTCGTCGAATCGGGGGCAGCGTTCTCGCCGATCGGCTTTGCCGACAGGCCACCGACGCGGCGGGCGATCAGCAGCGTGTCGCTGTTCATCGTGACGTTGCGAGCGTTGGCCGGATACGCACCGAACTCCTCAACCAACCTGACGATCTCGCTGGACAGTTCGGGATTGGTCAGGACACCGCCGAGCGAATTGATGCCGCCAGCCTGGGCACGGCTCTCGACGCCGTGATCGAGGCACCACCGGCGGGCCTCCTCATCACCCA